CCAGCACTGCATAGGAGTCCCAAACGTCCATTTGCAGAGCCATTACCCTTTATATCTAATCCTGTTCCTGTATATCCTGAACCTGATGATACAAAATTTGTTTTTACTTTTGTGATAGTAGAATCAGATACAGTTCCTATGTCTAAAGTATTTCCGAGAATAATTACAAAGTCAATGACATCGCCTGTTGCTAAATTTGATGCAAATGTAAGTGTACTGCCTGATACTGTAAATGAATTTGTTGGTGCTTGAAGAATACCATTAAGCGAAACTAAAAATTGATTCACATTTTCATAATCTGTAAAAGCTGAACCCCCATTGTTCATAGTGTATGCCGCTTGACCATTGACTACTGATATAGCATCTAATTTTACAAAGTTTCCTGTGATGGGTGTTTTACCTATATATGCCATAAATTATTCCTTTGGATATTTGTCCTTAACTGCTTTTATTGTTTCTTTCCAACCATCTATGCCATTGTGATAGATGTCGTCTAATTGATCTACTATTGATGGATATTCTTTTGCTCTATTTCTTTGATATTCTTTATTATTATAATCTGCTTGTAATTCTTGTTGTCTAGCTTCAATATCTGCTTTTGGTATTTCAGCAGTTCCATTTAACCAAGTAATATCATTAACATCATTTCCACCAACACTAACTTCTGCATTAGGATTAATACTTTTAATTGCTGTTATCACATCTATCATATTATGCTAATACCTCTAATAATGTAACTCTGCTAACGTGAGTTGTTGAAGACCAACTTGTTTCTATATTTGAACTTGAGTTTTTTACTTTTATTTGAAATTTTATTTTTACTTCACTTGTTGTATTAGGTGAATAAAGTTGTATTGGAACATACTGATTATCTTGTAATATACCACTTCCCCCATAATCATATGCACCCCATTCATTTGCTACATCAATTTCTGAATAACTGCCACTTCCAATTTTAGCCATCATGTTAATAGTTCCTCTTGCTTCATTACTATCACTTCTATAATTTCTAACATAAACTGATGGTAAAATTAAAATTTTAGATGAGGTTGCTGTTGGAGTAATAGCTGTTTCCCAAGTTGTACCACTAGCTGATAAAACGTCTGTGAATGAAGTTGAAGATGAACTTGTATTATATGCGTTATTTGTACCAGTTATTACTTGTCCTATTTTTCCACCACCAACTAAACTAGCATCTAATCTTTTTAAAGTTCCAGCATCACTAATTAAAAATTCATCTGTACTTGCTGGTGCTTCTGCTAATTCTGTTTCTCCTGAAATAATATCTTGTGCTAGTTTAGAATTTGTAATTAAACCATCTTCTAAATCAGAAGAACTTACAGGTTTGTTTGCTGGTGCTTGTCCTATGTAAGCCATCAATTACTCCTATGTTATTTCTAGGATTGATAATGTTGCGTCTATCTTTGCGGCAACTGAACAATCTATTTGAATTACATCTGTTGCTTGCACTACTATTTTACCGCCTGTTAAAACTTCTAATGATGAACCTTGTGGTATGCTTACATCTTTAATTAACAAAACATCTTCGTTACTTTCTGTGTCTGATGTATTTGAAACTAATTTTACTGATGCTGTTACCGCCGCAGTGTGAACATTACAAAGAGTTAATCCAATAACGATTGTTTGAGTAGATGTCGGGCCAGTGTAAAGTGTTAAAAAAGTTCCCGCAGACGCTGGCATCGCCGCATTTGTTTTAACTTTAAAAGTATTGGCCAATGTGTCCCCCTTATCCTAATGCTATTGCTAAAGCCGCCGCTTGTGGGTCTGTTTCTGCAATAGTTCCTGTTACTGACATATTACTAGTAACAGCGTTTGTTGATGTATTAATTTGAAATATTTCAACATCATCTGAGCCGTCAAACACTTTAAATTTTAAAACATTTGTTGTAGCGTTATCTATAAACACGCTACCAGCAACAGCTGTAGATGGTCTTGAACTACCAATGTGCATTGAATTAAGTGCTTGCAAAGATGAATTTAAATTTGATCTGAACGTCCCGAACGCAGTATTGTCGAGTGTTAATTGTGAAACTTGTGACATAAATTCTTATATCCTTTTTTTATTAATTTTTCAATCCTACGCCAGAGGCGTTAAAATCGAAAGTTTTGTTAATAATACTATTACTACTATTTTTGAAAACAATGTCAAAGCCTAGTTTCGATTTATTGCTAATGACGAAAAAATCTCCCGAAGATAAATCTTGCCCGGTAACTGTAATGTTGGGAACTTGAAAAAATCCATTTGTAAATGTAACAGACTTAGTGCTTGTGCCTGATGAAATATCGTCCCCTGTTTCCGATCTTTTTTCTAACACTAATCTAGCTTTTAAGCCTGTAACAAATGGCCTTGCATTGTTATTAGCTGATGTCAAAACACATCTAAATTTAAAAAATCTACCTTTAAATGTTCCTTGTTGTGCAACTGTCGTAAAAGTTGTTATGTTTGATAAAGCTGTATCATCTGCACCTATTTGAATAATAGCATTGTTATTAGTTGGTGCATTTCCGTCAAACGGTGCTTTAGCATTATCAAATAAACTAGCACCACGACCCGAATCAAATAAATCATAAGGGTCATCTGATTCCATCGTTAATTCTATTTGGAATGTTGAATCATAAATAGCATCAAGAGAAAAACTGTTTGCAAATATGTAGTTTCCTGTTCCGGTAATATTGCTTGCTATTCCGCCTGTATCAAACAAAAATCCACTAGAATCAGCCGCATCAAATAAACCAGATCGACTGTCAAAAAGTGTAATAGTATCTAAAGTAACTGCTGGATTGCCAACACTGTCTGAACCTCTAAATGTATTAGAGAATGTGCCTGAGAATGCAGTTTCCTCTTGTATTGATGATATATCCTCAAATGATTGTAGAGCAACAACACTAGAGGTTATGATAGCGGGTTCACTTGATTCGTTGCCCAATTTATCAACAGCTTTTATATACAAATTGAATGGTGGTTTTAGTGCATTTACAACTACACTATTTGATTTTCTTCTAGGAACTTGCACTAAAGGCGATGTATTAAACCATGCAGTAGTACCAGAACCCATTGAGTATCTGATCTCATAAAACTCAATATCAAGGTCTGTAACGGCTGTCCAATTTAGCGACATTTGATTTGACCCTGTCATTGAGATATTAAAATCAGAAACGTCAGATGGCGTATCAGTAGCACCAATTATTTTTCTAGTTGCAGAGACAAATGTCGATTTGGCGTTGATAGTATTGACCGCCCTTACTCTTATTTCATAGGTGGCCGCATCAATTACGTTAAGATGTTGATATGTTAATATTTTACCAGTTGCTATTTCTCTAAACGAATCAGTTACTGCATTTCCGTTAGCATCTAAAGTTTGTTTTATTTGTACTTCATAGTTTTCAACAAATTTGTCAGGCGACACTCCAACTGTTATCAATAGTCTTGTAAGAACAGTTCCGTCAGAATATTCAATCATTTCATCGTCAAGAGTAACACTAGCTGGAGGTCGTACACTAAAAGGGTTTGGCAAAGTAGTATCCGGTATAGTAGCGGGTGCAACTTGTGTGCCAAAAGCGTAATATGAGTCTTGATGCTCGCTAAGTTGTAAAGTGACTGTATGATCTGTGTTTATAGTCATTCCTTGAATACGAAAAGGTTTAGCCGAGAAAGATGGCGTGGCGTGGGTAATATTAACAATATCCCCGATAGCTAAATCTAAGGCAGTTCCGTCACATTTTAAAGAAACATCTAGGCTTGATCTTGACCTACGCAATATAATTTCTGCAAGTTCTTGGGCCTGATGTTGATTTACAATCATAGGAAAATCAAATTTAGACTCAAGTAATATGCCACCATCTGCCGCTTTCATAACGCTGTGTGTATCAGCACTAGCAAGCCCTGTTTCATCTACAGGGGGAAATTGTGCAGTATCACTTTGATAAGATTTACTTGGATTAGTAAAATTAACTATAACTCTATTATAACGAGAGTTTTTATTTTTACTTGCCACATTTATGCCACCAATTATATTGTCTTCGGTAAGTGTAACGCTTGCACTACCAGTTGTTTCAACTAATACTTTGTATTTTCCAGCAGTAAAATTTAAATATGATCTAGTGCCTTTTACAAAGTCTGAAACAAGGTCAATAGATTTTCTTGATGTATCTACGACTGGGTGGCTATCTAATAAATCAATAGTGCTTGCACCACTAAAAGGTGTAATATCTGCATCAACAACATCGCCAGCCGTTTGCCAGTCTGCAAAGTTACTGTCAAAATAACTATCTGCGATACCCATACCAAATCTTTCGTTTCTTAAATAATCTAGCATTTGGTAAATGCCGTTATCTGAATACTCCCAAGTTGTACTTTCGTTTTGTCTGTGTGAACCACTGCCACCAGTTTTTGTGCCGTCTAAGTTTGGGTTGTAAACTTTTCTACCTTTAACTATTGCAGTAACATTTGGTAAAGAACCAAAAGCATCTGAGTTCCATTTAAATTTAAGTGCTATGTACGCAAGTCCACGAAGACGATGGTTTGATGTCCATGAGGATAATTCTGATAATAAAGTTGATGCAGATTGCGAATCAGTTCCGTAATGTGGTTCAACAGTAATTAAACTCTCAGCACTCGAATCAGCATCAGGTGCTTTAAAATAATTTGCGTCAGAACTCGCAACAGTTCTTTGAGTGTTGTTTGCTAAATCGCCACTAAATGTTACCTCATTATCATTTACAAATATTTTAGTTATGTCGTCTATTTCGCCCTCTGAAACTATTATAGCCATATACAAGAACTCGTTGTCAGTTCCCGAAGTCTCTACAAAGACCACATTCCCCCCGACTTTTCTTGTTCCGTAAACTATTGGTATGTGTGCGTTTGCACTAATTTTATTTACTAAAACACCTCTTGCAATTATGTCTTGTTGATTATCGCCAAAATCAGGTATTTCAGGAATAGGATTTAGCCAACTAATTACATCGACTGCTAGATCAACTACAAAATCTACTGCATCGCTAATAAAATCAATAGCATCATCAATAAAACCACCCGGGTCACACATCTGAGTACCTCCATAAACCGCCCATTTTTTCAAACCCGTACCTGTCTAATAATTTATCTGCTACTAATTTTGTTGATATAGTTAAATGTATATGCCTACCTTTTGCCTGATTTTTAATTATATCCATTGTTTGATTAAATAAATTTAATGATCGATATTCTTTTAATATATAAATTACTTGAACTGATAATAGTTGCTCTTTAGACC